CCAGCCCTCGGTGAGGACGGCGACGTTGACCAGCACCTGGAACTTGTCCTTTTCGAAGTCGTGCAGGACTTTCCTGCGGGTCCCGTCGGACAGGCCGCCGTGGACTAGGTCGGCCTTGATGCCGGCCTCCTTGAAAGCCTCGGTGACGTGCTGGGCGTGTTCGACCGTGGAGCAGAACATGACCGTCTTGCGGTCGCCGGCCTTGGCCTTCCACTCCTCGATGACCTTGGCGGTCACGGCGGACTTGTCCATGATGGCCGCGACCGCGTCCATGTCGAAGTCGGCGATGGTGCGGCGTACGCCGGAAAGCTCCGCGCGCAGCCCGCAGTCGATGACAAAGACCCTCGGCTTTACTAGGTTACCGGCCTCGATGAGTTCCTTGACGGTGATGACGTCGGCGACGTTGGAGAAGATCTCCTTGAGGGCTTTCTTGTCGCCGCGTTGCGGCGTGGCCGTGACCCCCAGGATGAGGACCTCGGGGTTCAGTTCCCGGGCCCGCTTGATGATCCGTAGGTAGGAGTCGGCGGCGATGTGGTGGGCTTCGTCGATGACGACGAGGTCCATCTTAGGCATGGTCGCGAGGTTGTCCTCACGGCACAGGGTCTGGACCATGGCGAAGGTGGCGCCCTCCGACCAGCGTTTGCGGTCGGCGGCGTAGACGTCCGAGGGGGTCTCTGGGGACACCCGTCGGAAGGTGGCCCTGTTCTGGGACACCAGTTCGTCGCGGTGCTGGATGACGAGCGCGCGGTAACCCGGACGCTTGTCCATGCAGTACTTGACGGCGGCAGACAGCATAACGGTCTTGCCAGCCCCGGTGGGGGCGACGCCGAGCGTGTTGCCGTTTTCGGCCATGGCGAGGCATAGCCGGTGGACGAAGTCCGCCTGTCGTGGTCGGAGCTTCATCGGAAAGTGGGGGGCGGGGAGAGAGGCGACCCCAACAGTCGCGTCATCCCTACGAGCGTGGCCGGAATTGACTGGACCGACGGCCAGGTTGTCGTCCCGCTCTCGCCCTGCTTGTTAGAAAGAACGGACGATCTCCACCTCTGTGTTGAACCAGTCGCGAAGTATTCGCTTCGCCCTGGAAGACACCGACGGACGTCCTTGGAGACAGAGTGTGAGCAACTGTAGGAAGTTGTCAGCACAAATCGCATCCTTGGAGCCCGAGTTGAGAAGGTGGAGGATCCGGAATAGGTCCGCTTCGTCCGTCATCTAGACCCCCTTAGAAGGGGGCGTTAGACGACGGGTTCTTGATCCAGCCCGGGCCCGAACCGAAGGTCGGGGCGGAGGGCTGGGCAGGAGCCTGCGGCGCGAAGGCGTTGGAGCGAGCCGTGTCGATGGCCTGCTGGCCGCCGATGAGCTTCTGGAAGTCGCGGTAGCCGCCGGAAGCGGGGTTCGACGACAGCCACTCGCCAACCTTGTTCTTGTCGGCGTACGCGGGGTCCTTGGACTTCTCGACCTTGACGCGGATGGCGCAACGCTTGCCGTCGATGAAGTTCATAACGTCGGAGGTCGGCCTGCCGATGAACGCATCGTAGCTCTTGGGGTCGGACGGCTTGAAGATGCCGGCGACCTCAAAGATGCGGGTGATGGCCTTGACGGCCATGCCGCGCCACACTTCGTTGTTACGAGTGTCGTTGATGTCGGCGAGCATCTCGAAGATCTTGCGACCTTCGTAGGGCCCGTCGAGCAGGGTCAGCGCCACGTTGTAGTAGGTGCCGCCCGTGTTGTTGGACTGCTTGACCGACTGCACCGTGATGATGGCGTAGGACAGCGTCCCGGTGGGGATGAGTTCCGGAGCCGAGCCGGCGCCGGAGGTGGGGGAGAACGGGTTGTTCATGTGTGTGTGTGGGTGGGAAGGTTAGGACTGGGTGGGGAGGGTGGTGACGAGGTTGGTGTCGATACGCTTGCCCTCGCGGATCTTGGTCATCAGCTGACCCAGGTGCGGGGGTTCGATGAGGTCGAGGCGACCAGAGCGGTCCTTGGCGGGGTAGGCCCAGGGGTTCTGCTGCTGGCAGCAGAGACCTCGGTACATCTGGCCGTCCTCGGTCTTGAAGTTCTGGAGCGTGGCGACCTGGTCGAAGATGCCGGGGAGTTCGCGGGCGGTCTTGGAGCCCTCGATCTGCGGTTCCCAAGTGACCCGCTTGAGGTCGTCCTCGTGCTTGTCGAGGATGCCGACGACGATGACGGACTTGTTGCTGTGCTGGAGGTGGGTCAGCCAGCGCATCATCTCGCGGCCCAAGAGGCCGTAGGCGCCACGGGTGTCGGGCTTGCCGGTCTTCTCGGACTTGGCCTCGTCCTGCACCTGGGCGTACTTGAAGCACTCACGCCCGGCGACGGTGATCGAGTCCACGAAGATGGTCTCGTACTTCTTGAGGTCGATGGGGGCGAAAGCCTCGGCGACCTTGGCGTGGACGGCGGCGGAGTAGTGGCCGTCGCGGTCCGACGGGTCGAAGCCGCCGAAGTAGACCGCCAGCGCGCGGGCGATCTCCCACGGGAAGCGACCGTACTCCTGGGCGATGGCGCGGACGTCGATGACGTCGCCCGGCCAGTCCTGGATGGCGAGGGTGCCGGCCTCCAGGTCCACGAAGAGGGTGGTCTTCGGGTCCAGGGTGCGGGCGAGCGTGGTCTTGCCGACTCCGGACGGGCCGAAGATGGCGATGTTGATCTTGGGGGTGGCCTTGAGGCGTTCCTCGGCTTTGATGATTTTCATCTGTTTCTTGTTGGTTGGTTGGTGGGAGAATAGCGCGAATCCCGAGAGTTGGGACTCAAACTTTACGAGTGGAAGGTGACCTTGGGTTCGGAGTACTTGACGGTCCGGGCATCGACCAACTGATCGAGCAGCTTCTGGTCGTGCAGGGAGTGGAAGGTCTTCTCGGGGACCGAGAAATCGATCTTGAAGATTCGCTGGGCCTCGTGCCAGGGCATGGAGGAAGCGATGTCTTCCAGCTTCTTGCTGTCCCACTTGACGGTGGCGCGGATCTCTCCGGTCAGCTTAACGCCGTCCACCTCAAAGGTGTGCTGGCCGTGCTGTTTGTCCTGCTGGCCGAGGGCGTCGGTGAGCAGGCTCTGGAATCGACGACGCAGTTCGTTGTTGAACGTCTCGATCTTCGCCTTGGATTCGGCGATGTTCTTCTCGTGCATCTCCATGTAGCCCTGGATCTCTCCGAGGGACATTTCGGTGACGTCGCGGGGGCCGTCGTTAGCGGCCTTGGTCTTTTTGGTTTTCATATCGGTGGGGGGAAATCTCTTTGGAGGCGTTGGGGGCCTTCTGGACGTACTCGTTGAGGTTGAGGGGCCGCTTCTCATGCTGGGCCAACTCCATCAGCTGTACGATCCGGTGGGACGGGATGCTCCCGCGCTCCTGCCACTTCTCGATGGTCTTGACCGACAGCTCAAAGCCACGGGCCTTGAGGCGGCGCCACAGTTCGATGCGACCGCCGAAGCGGGCGACGAGTTTGCGGGTGTCGAGACGGGTGAAGTTCACGGGCGTTGGGTTCCGTTGATGAGGAGGAAGTTGGCCGACTGTTTGTAGGCCGTCAACGACAAAGACCAACTTTTTTCACCAAGCCTTGACTCTTCCTACAAACTGGGGGAATGTTGTTACTGCCCTGCCCAACGGGGCGATTCGGAGACCGACAAATGCCACGAAAAACCCAACAACCAGGCGAGATTGACGCCGTGAAAGCCGACTTCGGCAGGAGGCTCCAGTCGTTGATTTTGGAGAGGAACTGGAACCAGGCTGACCTCGCGCGGGCCGCTGGCTTGGGCCGGGACAGCATCTCGACGTACATCCGAGGCCAGGTTTTTCCGGACCCGAAGAACCTCAAGAAGATCGCGGACGCGCTCGGCGTGACGCCGCAGCAGATCTATCCGTCATCGATGTCCGCAGCGATGGAGACGGAGATACCGACGCTGGAGATCCGCCAGTCCATCACCGAACCGGACAAGGTCCACATCCGCGTCAACCGCACGGTCAGCCTTGAGCAGGCCGCGAAGATTTTCGACATCATCCGCAACCAATGAGCAACCGAAACACACCGAGGCTGGCGGTCAACCCAGCCGGAAACTACGAGATCCGCTGGACCGAGGACCGCATCACAAGGCGCATCTCGTGCCACACCAAGGACAAGTCCGAAGCGGAGCGGGTACTCGCCCTGCATCTGCTGAAGACGTCTGAGGCGAAGCCCACCGACACGTCGGTGAAAACCCTCCTCTCGACATATCAGAGCGAACACGTCGATCATCGTGTCGTGGACAAGGACCGCCAGGAGGACTGCATCGCCGTTCTGACGAAGGGCCTCGGTGGCTACGACGTGCGGCAGCTGACTCCGGACGTCATCATGGGCTACCGCAAGGAGCGCAAGGATGGGAAGGTCAACGGCCACTCCGCCGGCGACAGCACCCTGCGTCGCGAGCTGAACTGCCTCATCGCGGCCATCAACCACGCGGTGCGTCACCGGCGTGTGGCGGCTTCAGACGTTCCCCACATCGCCCTTCCAGACGCCCCTCCTCCCAAAGACCTGTGGCTTACGGGCGACGAGCTTGACCTGTTCATCGCCTGTGCGGAGGAGC